ATATTTGTGTTCTGTAAGAATAATATGCTCTATTGACTTGATGGTATGTTGGAACTTTATTACTTCCAGCTTCAGAGCAAGCAGCTTTCCAAATTTCAACAGCTTCTTTTGGATTTTTTAAATAACCTATGATTGGAGTTACTTGAGTTTTGTTCGTTGGCAAAATTATATTTTCATATAAATCCTGTAATATTTCGCAACGAAACTCATAAAAACCTCTTAAATTTCTTGCTACCTGATCACTTATAGGCTCTGCATTGCCTGTTAATTTTGCAGATTCTTCTTTCAGATAATCAACCCATAATCGACCTCCATTAGCACCTCTATATAACTTTTGTCTTTTTATTTTTAAAAGACCAGCTCCGATAGCTAAATCTCTTTCCATTTTTCCTTGAAAAGATGATTTAATTACTGTTTCAGTTTCAATAAGTTCTTTTTGTTCTTGTTCTGTCATAGGAGACTCTTCAAGAATCTCCGTATAACCAACAACATCTGGTGTTATTGCACTAGTCATTGTTGTTACCTGCTTCAAGATTGAACGCTTCATTAAGTTTTAAAAACTTCTGTTTAGCTAAAGGTAATGATGGTAAATGTTCAAAATCACTATTTTTTGCGTGTTGTGCAAGTGTAATGATTTTTTCCAATCTTGATTCCATCTGGTTATACCATTTAGCTATTTCTTTATCAGTAGCAGCAGCACTTAATAAAGTCACAGTCATATTTAAACTGTCAGGTCTTAAAACGAGGTTATAAGC